TGTAAGCCTTACATTCACATACTTTTCAAGTGGTTGGAGGATCTAAATGGGAGTAATCTTAGGTTCTAGTCCAATTCCATTGCAAGTCGAACCAGGTTTTTGCGTAACTTGGTTTGATATGTCAGACACTTCATCTGCTAATATGACCGCTTCTGGCGGTTTAGTAAGTCGAGTTTTAAATAAAGCTGGCACCAACAATAACGTCCGGCAAGCCACTACGTCAGCGCAGCCGAGAAATAATACGAGAACGCTAAATGGCTTGCCGGTTCTCGAATTTGCACATGATGGCACGCGCAACGATTTTATGGTTTTTGACAATAACAATCCAGCAGATGAACCATTTACCGTATTTTGTGTTGCGCAAAGCGATCAACAACATGCTGGTTCAGATCAAGGATTTATTGGAAGGCAAACGGCAGCAATTTCTGGACAGTGGGTCTTATTAAGAAACGGAAATTTCGCCATTTTTCAATCATATTTATTTGGCACAGGTGGGGATAGTGGTAATACCCAACCGTCCAACAACAACGCTAATATTCATACAGTTACATTTCAAAACGGTGACAGATTGAGGTATAGCCTAAATAATAACACTGCTACGTTAGGCTCTATTCGTTCAGGCTACGATAACACTGTTACCACGAATCTTGCTATTGGTGCTGGAAATGAAAATGGTAGTGGAGGTTCACATTTGGATGGATTTATCGCTGAAATAATCATTTACAACAAAGTGCTTACCGCAAGTCAAATTGTGCAAGTGAATCAGTATTTATCAAGAAAATGGGGGATAACAATATCGTGATAAAAATTTGTATTTTTTCTACTTTTGCCGAGGCCTCGGAAGCCCAAAATTATGACCACTTACATCAGAAGGCAGTAAGTTTTTCGACTGTTACCGGTATTGATTTGTCAATTATCAAACAAAACAATTTACATATCAAAGATGAGAAAGGCTTTACTGCATTAGATCAATACATTGCGACTAATAATATTGTCTTGCCGTTCCCAGATCTTTACAATCAAACCAAAAAATATTGGTTTCAAACTACCGACTGGTCTCCGCTTTTCAAATATCAAGATAAATTTGCTTATTACAAAGACCATTCCGACCGAAGTTACAATATCCTAGAAGTTAACGAAGCAGAATTAATTCCGCTAGATAAAGACGGCAATGAAATCGAGGTCGATTCGATGAGTAATTGCATTTTGCTTGACGAAGATGGAAATGAGGTTAAAAATGACAGCTAAAAACTGGATTCGTTTCTTTCTCGCCACAATTATTATCGCGACAATTGCATTCGTTATTTGGAGAGAAAGAAAATCAGCAAAAAACGAAGTAATTTTCGAAAGTCAAAAAGAACAAATCAAAACTCAAAATGAAATTATCGAAACTAAAATTTTTCAGCAAAAAATGGCTGCTAGGCCTGATCTTAGCGGTGATTATGATTACAGGCGCGAGTGGTTGCAGTTACTCACAGAAAAAACCAATCGCAGTTGATACCTATTGCGCCAAGCACGTGCCTTTGAAACTCACTGAAGCGACAAAAAAAGACATTTTGAGCGTTTCAAGCGAGACCTTCGAATACATCGAAATCAACGAAACAACCTATACCTGCGACTGCGGCACGAAAACAGAGAAAGAAAGGCTCCAATGCAGAGCGGATTTTTTAAAAATAAAAAATAATCGATGAAACTGACTTTTGAAAATTTACGCAGAAAAAACTTTTCCCCCCAAGAATTTTTGCGTAGCGAAACGGCCGAAAGGTTAAAAATTAATAATTTGCCAGATTACGGACAACTTACCGCCGGAATGAGTCTTGCGGATAAAATGCAAGAAATCCGCGACGCAGTTAAAAGGCCGATCAAGATCACTAGTGGCTTTCGTTCTCGCGAATTGAATAAGGCGGTCGGCGGCTCACCAAACAGTTGGCATTGTCAATTTTTAGCCTGTGATTTTAATATTGAAGGCCTTGAGCCAGTCGAAGCAGTTTTGCTGATTAAAGAAACCGGCATCAGCGTTGATGAATGCTTCGTTGAGCGTGCCTGCGTTCACATGCAAACCAACATCAATGAGGCCTTAAATAAAAACTTTTTCGGTTCTGCAGTTAGGAAAAACGGAAAATGGGTTGTTAGCGACAAAATCGAGAAAGTTTAAAAATTGCGGATTACAATTTTATTTTCCAACCCCCACCATTTTGCAGCTTCGACGCGATAAACAGTCTTGTCATCAACTAGAAGTGCATCATTGATCGATTTCAAAAGATTATCAAGATCAGGCGTTTCTTGGTGTGCCGTGCCGTGCATCGCTTCTTTTTTCTTCTGACTCCACTTTTCCGGCATCTCGAAATAGAAATTTATCGAGTAATTGCCGGAAAGTTTAAGTTTCTGCATTCTGGCGCACCAACGCAAATGATCGCAGAATGCGCGATATTTTAGAACACAAGGCCTTTTTTTCCACTTGTCGCTTCGCGTCATTCTAGGTTTGGCGACTGGCTCTAATTTAGCGATCAACATTTTTAGAAAGGTATGTCGTCGTCCTCAAAGTCCGCCTGCGTTGGTTGTTTTGCTTCTGAGTAATCGTAATCGTCATGATTCTTTTTGTTTAGAACCATGATTTTTGAAGAAAATCCCTGAACAACAATCTCAGTTTTGATCTTTTCGATCCCCTCTTTATCCGTCCACTTTCTTGAGGCTAGCGAACCCTCAACGTAAAGTTTTGAGCCTTTTTTGACGTATTTACGGACGATATCGACTAAGCCTTGTGAAAAAACTACAACGCGATGCCATTCGACTTTTTCTTTTTTTTCGCCGGTGCTTTTATCCGTCCAGTTTTCAGAAGTGGCCATTGAAAAACTAGCAACCTCGCGACCATCGTTGGTTGAAGCAATAACTGGGTCTTGACCTACGTTGCCGATAAGAATTACTTTATTTACCATTGCTGAAAAAATTTTGAATTGGAAAATTTAACTCTTGCGAGATTTTTAGGAGAGAAGCCGCTGAGATGCGGTGTTTACCGCTCTCGTAATTTTGGATTTGTTGATAAGAAACCCCTAATTTTTCGCCAAGCTGCTTTCTGCTGACTTTTCGAATCAATCGGTGAAGCCTGATCGCATCACCGATTTTTTTGTTTAGATTATTTTTTTTCATTTTTTAAATATACTCTTCAAGAATTTGATATTTCCAAGCCCTATGGCTCAAAGCCCTCTCGAAAGATTTTTCGGTGATCTCCTGATATTTTACTACCTTGTGATCAATCGGTATTTTATCAAATAAATACTGAACGGGACTTACTTCGCCAAAAAAAAGCAATTTCTTCTTTGTTTTTCCTTTGGTTTGAATCCAAATTTTAAAAAATTTCATAAATTATTTAGCTCCTTTTGAAAAGTTTTTTTTGCGCCTCATTCACTGCTTGTGAATCTTCTTCGCCAGCGACTGGCATTTCAATTTTTGGTTTTTCAAAATAATCTTCGACCTTGCCAATCTTATCTTTGATTGCGTTAAAAATCTCGCCAAGATCAATAAGCTGCTCACGCGTCATTGCTTCCATTTTGTGACCTAGTCGTTTTTCGATCATTTCTTGAGAGACTGAGATTTCGCTAAACTGAGCCACGCAACGGCGGATTTTATCGCTTAAAGGTTCTTGATTGTCGCCGTCAAGTGTTTTGCGGCATTCTTTGACTGCTGCGTCAATTACGTCTTGCGGAATCACGCCAAGAATACAGGCGCGCAACCTTCGCGCACCGTTATTCGCTGCAACCTCGTAAATATCGCGGGGGTCGGTCAATTTAGTCAGTCCGCCAGCTTTCGAATAACGGGCATGTTTAACGGTGAATTGCTTTTTTTCTTGGACGTTTGTTTCTAAATCCCAGCAATAAGCCAGAATCTCGCTTTCACCATTTTGTTGCGATAACTCAACAATTCCGAAGTCTATATTGCCCCAAGCCTTGGCGATTGCTTTGGCAAGATGAATTGACGGGCCGGAAACCTGAGTGTCGCCGCGCGGATATTTGTAATTTGCAACCTTCGCAAGAGTTGGACGTTTGCAAGCCTTCATGATTCGATTGAATGCTTCATTTTCGTCGCGCGGGAATTTTTTTGCCATGATCACCGCAGCTTGCACTTGTTGCATTGCGCGGGTTTGCTCAACAGAAATCGCGGTTTCTGGTTTGGGTGCGACTGGGTCGTCAATTATTGTTAAATCGTGTTTCATTTTTTCCTGTTTTTAAAGTTAGGTTTGAATTGGTAGTTGTTTTTTAGATATTAAAAATTGTTTTGCAAATAGTTTTTGTAAATTTCTATTCCGAGCTTTTCATGAATCGCAAGAATCAAATCTTGCTGAGTCCCAAATCGCTCTTCGAACAGCTCGATTCCATCATGCAAAGCCACGCCGCGCCCTCCTTTTGTGTGGTGCGCGCTGCAAAGCCCGATGGTTAAAAGATCGCTCGCCTTCTTGCCAATTCCGCAACCCGTCTTATGGTGAATTTCAAGGCGGCCGCGATTTTTTGGTCGATCATAAGGCTTAAGCTGGTTACAAGCTACACAGCCAAAAGTTGCCACTTTTCCAAGGTGGATTCTGTCTTTGTAGCCGTTTCTTAACTCAATTGGTGGCTTAATCATTTGTTGATGAGTTGTTTTTTAAAATCAGCAATCTTTTTATAAGTCGAAGCTTCGTTCATTTTTAGACCTTCGTTTTTTAGCCAAAGATCAGTGATTTCATTACGGGCTTTTTCTTCAGCAATTTGACGAGAAAATTTCCCGTCAAATTCTTTAATTGCTGCGCGCTCCTCGTAAAGTTCGCGATAATTTTCAATCAACATCTTTGCAATCCCCCAATGAAGATTTATTTAGCAAGCCTTTTTCCTTGAGCGCAAGCCAAAGGAGGGCAGCACAGTCCGCTAGTGATTCGTTTTTTGACCTAGAAATTATCGGGCTAGCTCCTTCGTCATTGTCGAATTCATACCCAATGACTTCTTTTTTCATAAAAAAAGTTGCTCTCTCATACTCTTTATAAAGAGCCATTTTGTTTATTAATTCTTCAGGCAAAGCATCAAGTATCGTCTCAAGATCGTAACTCGCATAATTATTACCCAAATACTCACAGCCCTCTTTTGACGGCTTTGAAAATGACGGAATTTTACCAATAAATTGTTTGGTCGCATTGTGTAAAATTCTGCCGTTTTGATTTATGAGAAAATCGCTCGGAATATTAAACCCCGCCTCAGCCAATTTTTTTGATATTTCGTAAGATGTTACTTTAGTCATTTTATTCAGATTTAGTTGTTAAAGATTCGCTATTATTAAGAAGTTTTAGCTCAAACTCAGCGAGGCGAATGTCCTGATCGTCGATCTCCGTCTCCTCATTCATTTCGTCAGCTATTTTCTTGAAATAGCCCGACATTTCATGGCTTCTTTTTGCATATTCAGCCGCGATTTGATTGTTCAAATCTCTAAATTTTTCTAGTTTTTCGCTCATGATTCAAAATTGTTTGTTTCTGATTCTTTGATCCACTGTGCGACGCCTTCGTCGACAATGTCTTGAATTTTTTGAACAACTTCGTCGCAAAATTCTCTTGTTGATCCATCGTTTTTTATTGAAGAAATGGATTTGATTGTCCCGGCCGGCTCTCCTCTTTGTCCAAAATGTTGAATCATATTCGAAGTAAGCCTTTTTTTGCTTAGAGCCTCAAAAACTCCGCCGCTTTGCATTTCCGCGACTAAAATCATCTTGCCTCCTTTTTGCATTTTTCACAACGATAGATCAATTTTGGCGTCTTGCCAAACCACCAGCCAGCAACTACGACTTTTAAAAAAGGTCTAAAATCATGTTTGCACTTTAGAAATTTAAACATTTTTACACCTCCACACTTTGTTGCCACATGGCATTCGGCACGCGTGCGTCATGCAATGTTTTGATTTTGTTTTCACCGATCCAAACTCCGGTCTTTAAAAAGTGGGCATATTTTTGTATTGATGCGCGCCAGTTGTCTTGAGCTACTGAAAAATAAGTGTTTTGACCAGCGCCGTCAAATTCTGACTGCTTTAATTCCAAGGCCATCATTTGATAGGGAGCTTGGGTTCTGACGTAAAGAATAAAAAATTGCTTTACCGGATTTTCCAAGAAATCAGCCAACCATTTTTGATCAACCTCACCTTGAGCCTGAGCGCGTCCGGCTTTGATTTCTTCGATAATTGTCTCAAGGGCTTCTTTGTAAATCGCAAACTGAAAGTTGTAGTGACCCCAAATCGTTTTTTTCTCAAGCTGCTCTTCGAGAGGAGTGTTGAAGTCTTTGATTGAGTAGCTCTTAATGTCAGTGATCGCGAGTGGCTGCGCGTAGTCTAGGCGGCATTTGCACATTACGCCAGTGATTCGATCTTTCCAAATGATCGTCACTTCAGCACGGCCGTTTCTGATCGTTTCTGGCAACTCTTCGTCTTGCTCAAGAGCCTGTCTCATGCCCTGAAGTGTCGCGAAATCTTCGTCGCTCAAAACTTTTTTGCCAAAAATCTTCACTTCGCGATCAAATGTTGCCTTTACATCATCCCAAATCACCACTTCAGCGGGGTTAAGATATTCGCGAACGCTTTCGATCAATTCTTCTTTTTTGCCAGATTTTTTAAGGCCAAACACTTCAAGGTAAGGTTTAAGATCGTCGAGAGTTTGAATGATCTTTTTGTTTGCAAATTGTGGGTCGGTAAGTGCTGGAGCTTTAGCGTAAGTCTCGGCAAATCGCTCTGGCTCTAAAAACATCGAGTGAATCGCCGTTCCCAAGTCCATCGCTGGAGTTGCTTTGGCTGGGTTTGCAATTCGATGTTCGGCTTCTTTGCCGCTAAATCGCACGAGTTGAGCTAAACTGCGCGAAAAGTAAGGCAGCGCGAAATAATCGTCTGCCGGAAGGTTGAAATAAATACCTGAAGGCAAAAGTTTGTCGTTTTTCATGTTTTACTGTTTTTTAAATTAAATTTTCGGCTCAAAAATTGCTATTTTAGCAGTCGATAGAACGATTTCTCGCCACTTCTTCCACCAGTTCAACGCTCTAACGTCCATTTTTGAAATTTCCTCATCTGAGAAATTAGCCCATTCCTCTGAAGTGTGACGCTTGCAGCCAATGATTATTTGCTGCCCAAAAGTAACAGACCAAATTTCGGTTGAGATTATGCAAATTTTGCGATCGATTTTCTCGTTGCCGTAAACCCGCACATCGCCGTAAACCCGCGCATTGCCGTAAACCCACGCATCGCCGTAAACCCGCGCATCGCCGTAAACCTGCGCATCGCCGTAAACCCGCGCATCGCCGTAAACCCACGCATCGCCGGATAAGTTAGAATATTTTTCAATATAACCACCAATTTCTCCTTCTTTTACATTTCCAAACGATTCAACGGCCTGAATCCTGAAGAGATCAATTCCGAGAAAGTTAATCTTAGAATCCTCAATAATTTTGTATTTTTTTTGTGAATTTGTCATGTTTTCCTGTTTTTAAGTTATGCGGTCTTTCCCGCCGTCAGAAGTGTTTTAAACTTCAAATAGTTATTTAACAACTAAAAATTGTTGGTCAATAATTAATTTGGACGTGAGGCACTTCACCTCTTGCTATGGCGTTGATGATTTTTTGAGTAACGTCCTCAAACTCTCCCTCCTCAACTTCTGGTTCGTTAAGAATTTTTTCAATTCCGGCCATTGCTTCTTTTTCAATCTTCGCACGATGTCGCTTGTTTGCCTCGCGTTTTTCTTGCTCCAAACGTTCTATTTCCTTCTCTGCCTCAACTCTACGTCGCTCCGCCTCAACTGCTGCGGCTGCGGCTCTCTCAGTCTCTTCTTTAGCTTTTTTTTCGGCTAAAATTCGAGCCTCCTCAGCGGCTTTGGCGCGGTTTTCTGCGTCGATCTTCTCTTGCTCGATTCGCTGTCTTTCGATCTCGGCTTCACGTTTTGCTTTTTCTGCGGCTTCACGGGCAATTTGCTCTTCGCGGTCTTTTTGTTCACGCTCTGCTTTTTCTTTTTTTAGCTGTGCTAGCTCCGCTTGCTCGGCTTCATTTTTTAAAGCGGCATCTAACCTAGATTGCAAAAGACTTTTGACTTGATCGAAAGTGGCATCGGCTTTGAATTGAAAATCTTGCCAATCAAAATTCATCAACTCATCGGCTCTTTTTAAAGCGTTAGCGTAGCTTTCAGACATTTTTACAAATCCGCTGTCTGGAATATAATTTTTAAGATGCTCAAGAAATCCTAGTTGATCTTGTTTTGCTTTAAGTTCTGCCGCTTCTTTTTTTTCAATTTCATCAACTGGTTTGCGAATTTCATCGCGCAGCGTGTCCATTTCGGTTTCATAGCGCTTTAGTTGAGAATTGACCCCGTCGATGAATTTGCGGGAATCTTCTTTCAATTCTGTCGCTAATTCTTTAATTGGAGATTTGCATCGAGCTACTTTTGCGGCCATTGAAATTATTTTTGCGCGACCTTCTTTGGTTGAGACATCTGCTTCAAAATTAGCAACTTCTTTTTTTATCGTGCCAATAATTGCGTCCATGCCTTTCTGCGTAAAAAGTTGTTGCAAATTGATTTGACGATTTTTTTCAAGTAGTTCGATTTCGATGATTTGGATTTGGTTTTCTGACATGTTATTTGATTTTTTTGGTTAAAGATTTTTTTAGATTTCTGAAAAAGAATTTTAATCTGCTGCGAAAATTTATCGCAGGGAGATTGCGAGATTCGAAGATTTTAGATTTCATTGACGATCTGATTTTGAATTGTTTTCCAGCGCCTCTGTGAAGCGAGATAGTATAGAATTTCTGCGATTAGTTTCTTCATGTTGTTTTTTTTATTTTATTTGCATTGAGTTGTGTCAGTTATTTGAAATAGCTTGTGAAAGAATGAGTCTGGCAGAGTAATTGTGTCGCCGTTTTCAAAATGAATTACGTAAAAATCACCGTCTTTTGTTGCCGCGAGATGATTTGCTTTGATTGCAATTCCGTAAATTTTTAAGTCGTCAATTTGCATTTGTTACCTCGTTTTTTTTATTTTTTTAAATTTTTGAAAAGCTAACTTTTGCGTAAGTGTTTTTGAAAACCGGAATTTCCGCCGCGTCGAATTTGTCTTTTTCAAATCCAAAATTTTCCAAAATTTTTTCTAAATTTTTCACGCGATTGTGATCGCTATCGTTTCTTAAAAAGATGTGACATTTTTTATAGCTTTTTGCGAGTTTTAGATCTTTGTTTGAAATTTCGTTTAATTCTAAACTTTTCATTTTGTTACCTGTTTTTTTGTTAAAAAATCACAACTAAAAATTGTGATTTCGTCATTTAAAATCGGCTTTTTCTTAGTGTCAACAAAAAAAGTTAATTTTTTTTCGGGCGATTCAAGTTTTTTGTTCCAGATAAAGAAAATCAATAATCCGGCTTGATTATTATTTTTTAAAAAAAGAATTTTCCTCCAGGTTTTTTTTAGTTTGATTTCTGTTTCTCTAGTTTTTTCCCTGCCCGTGTAAAATCGGGATTTAGCCCAGGCTCGAAAAAAAACATCAAACACCGCTTGATTTCTTAATTTCGCTGCAAAACGCTGTTGATCCCAAAAATTAAAAATAGGAAAAATGTCAAAAAAATATCCCTTCATCATCGCGCTGATGGCCGACTGGAAGCCGCGCGCGAAGAGAATCAAAAAGAAAATGAAAATTCTGGCTGCTGAGGCTGGGATTTCCCCCCAACATTTAACGCAAATGGTCACTGGCAAAGTGCAGAATCCTTGGCTTCGCACGGTTGACAAGGTTGAAATGGCTTTGCGCGACGCAGAAAAAAAAGCGGGGGTAAGATGAGCAAAAAATCATTCATTCTTTACGCTGATTTGATCGAGACAGTCGGCTTTTTGGATGATGAAAATCTGGGAAAATTATTCCGAGCAATTCTTCAATTCCAAAACGGTCAAACTCCCGAAATTCCCGAAAATCTAAAATTCGGGTTTGAGTTTTTAAAACTTCAATTCCAGCGAGATTCTGAAAAATATTCAAACGAAGTTGAAAAAAGGAGACTTGCAGGAATAAAAAGCGGTGAAGCAAGAAAGCTAAAATCTGAACAAGAACGAACAAAACGAACACATGTTCAATTTGTTGAACAAGATGAACAAGAGCGAACAAAACGAACTGATAATGTTAATGATACTGATAATGATATTATTTCTTCACTACGTTCAGAAATAAATCTAAACGATGATCTTTGGTCGAAATTTCTTGAACACAGAAAAAAATTGAAATCACCAGCAACACTTGAGGCACAAAAACTTTCGCTTGAGAAATTGAAACGCTGGAAAGAACAAGGCCACGATATCGAGCAAATTATCAAAGACTCAATCGAAAACGGCTGGAAAGGCCTATTTGAACCAAAAGACAAGCCCAAGAAACAAATTCACTCCAACTTTAATCAACAAAATTATGAAACAGGAAATTTCGGATTTTTCAACGACGACAGAAACTAGGCGGCTAGATTGCCCGATTCACGGCACAGTAGAAGCCAGAGTGATAATCTTGAATGGTAAAGAAATGTTTGCTCCAATTTGCCCTAAATGCGCCGATGAGCAGCTCAAAAAAAACGAGGAACAAAAAAAAGCGCAACAAACACAAGAAGAAGCGCGAGCGAGAAGAAGTTTTATTGAATCAGCTTTGCAGCGTGCTTCCATACCATTGAGATTTCAGTCACATTCTTTTGAAACTTTTTTGACAAAATCGCCAGAGCAAGAAAAAAACAAAAAAATTGCGATGGATTATGCCGCGAAATTCCCTGAAATTCTAAAAAAAGGCACGTCGATGATCTTTTGCGGAACGACTGGCACCGGCAAGACTCACTTAGCTTGCTCGATTGCCAACGAAATCATCAAAGATCACGCTTGCACTGCTCTTTTCATCAGCACAATCGACGCAGTGCGTAGGGTCAAAGAGACATACCGAAAAAATTCCGAAGAGACCGAAAGGGAGGCAATCGCGTGGTTTTCGCGTTTCAATCTTCTAATTCTCGACGAAGTTGGCGTTCAATTCGGCAGCGATACTGAGCGCATGATTCTTTTTGAGATCATAAATAAACGCTACGAAAACATGCTCCCAACGATTTTTTTGTCGAATCTTTCGATTGCAAATTTGAAAGATTTTGTCGGTGATCGGATCATCGACAGAATGAAGGAAAACGGCGGCAGGCAGCTAAATTTTGTCTGGGAAAGCAATAGAAATAACAACTAACAAACAATAAGGAAAAAATGAAAAAATTAATCTTTTTAGCCGCAATCATTTCACAACCAGCTTTCGCAGCCTGCAAAGTCGCACCAGATATGGGCGATAATTTTTATCGCTGCGAGAACAAAGAAGGGGTGTGTTATATTTTGGCTGAAAAACATTTGGCAAATTCGCCGATGCCGATTTCTTGTTTCAAAAAATAATTATCTACCTAAGACAATTTTAGTCGCAAAATAAAGTTTTTGGATTGTAGCTTTGCGTGCAAAACCTCGCTGATAGTTTGCGAAGTCGTAAAGAGTGGCCTTTGAGAGTTTTAGATTTTCGCACTCACGGATCATAGCGTCTTTATCGACTCGTAAGGCTCTTTGAACCTTTTCCTGCAAGAGCTGACGAAGTATTTCTTGGCTTTTCATTTTGGGAAAAATAGAATTTTGACTAGAGGCCTTCTAATCAAATAACGATAAAAATAAATGGCAAAGGGAAAACGTGTGACACCTTTCAAGCGTAGGGCGAAGGGGGGGGGACAAAGGGATGAAATTATTGAAGACCTAGACGAGAGGCTGGCTGAGGTCGAAATGATCCAAGCTGGAATTGACACAAAAAACATCGCAAACCGTTTGGCTCTAATGACCGCAGAGCAGATGGCGGAAACTCAACAAGTCGCCGCTCAGAATGCTTTGCGACTTTTTAATGAAATGCTTGAAGAAGTGCGCCGTCGCATTCCGAAGATGGAAGACGAAAGAATTGTCAACGCGCTTTTGGCGATTTGGGATAAAACAGGAGGGAAAAAATGAATTTACAAAAATTTAAATATCAATCTTGGCTAGACGGCAGAATTGTTGTGATAAATGATGATTGCGAAAAGGTCATGGCAGAGATTGGGGATAAGGAGGTTGATTTAGTGTGTTGCGACCCTCCTTATGGATTATTTGAAAATAAGAGATTTGGAAATGGTCGGTTTGCAAAATACAATGAAGAGGGAAAAGCTGATCGTTGGGATGTAGCACCAGACAAAATAGTTTTTGATGAAATCTTCAGAATTTCAAAAGAACAAATTATTTGGGGTGGTAATTATTTTTCTTTGCCGCCAACGAGGTGTTTTTTGATTTGGAAAAAATTGACAATTAGCGAAAAATTTTCAATGGCAATGGCAGAATATGCTTGGACAAGTTTTAATTTAAACGCTAAAATTTTTGAAGCCGCTCCGCAAGACCCTGAAAGGTTTCACCCAACTCAAAAACCAGTCGCACTGATGGCTTGGTGTCTGAACAATTACAGCCAAGAAAACGACTTAATTTTTGACGGCTTTTTAGGTTCAGGAACTACCGCTATTTCCTGCATAAGAACCAAACGCAGATTGATTGGTTGCGAACTCGATGTAAAATATTTCGAAAAAATGTGCGAAAGAATTGAGACCGAATTGCGACAAGGGGTTCTTTTTTGATGTTTGATTTTAATTTCGACTTCAATTTCAACTTTGGCGCCGCAACAAAAAACGAACCGAAAGACTTTGCCGAATTTTGCGCTCTCGCTGGCTATCCGCAGCCATACCCGAAGCAAGAAGCGATGCGGCAATTTGCTTTTCCTGATGATCCGGCTTTGCTGATTCCCCGTTTGATTCTCGCGGCGCGTCAGCTCGGAAAAACTGACTACATCGTCATTTTAGGACTGGCTTACAAAATTTACCGTGATCGGCTATTTTATGGCCTACTAATCACCAAAGAATACGAGCGCGGCACTGAGATCATTGGCGAGATCAGAAAAATTTTGATCGAGATTGGCGTAAAATTACGCGGAAAAAGCGAGCGCAGAATTTACACCGCCGAAGCCAAGGGGAAAGAGCCGACACTCACGAATTTGGCCGTGAGATCGAAGGGTTTGCGTGGTCGCCACCCGCAACTGGTGATTCTTGAAGATATGATCACGCCGGATGACACGAGCGAGGCGGAAAGGCTGCGAGTCCAAAAAGTTTACGAGGAGGTTTTAAAGCTAACGCCAAACGTTGTTTTGATTGGCCAACCCGTTCACAAGCTCGACCTATTCCAAAAATTGCGCTATCTGATCCCGACAATGGAAGTCCCGCACGGTCAAATTCCAGAGCTTGACGCAGATTTGACGGCGCAAAGAGCAGCTGGCGTTTCTGAACAAAGTATTGCCGCGTCTTATCATCTAAAAATTCTTGACGATGCCAGCCTTCCTTTCGGGCAACTAAAATCCTGCAATTATTCTGCGCCGAATTGCGTCGCTTTCGTCGATCCATCTCATAAAGGGGGAGATTACACCGCGCTTTCAATCGGTGGAATGCACTTCGCGCACCTTGTCGTTACTGGCTTCGCATTCAAAAAGGCTTGGTATGATTGTCTTGATGAATTTAAGCTGCTTTTTGAGCGTTTTGGAGTTAAGTCGGTTTGCTTCGAAACAAATAACCTTGGCGACGAACCAGTTTACCGCATGAGACAACTTGGCGCGCCGTGCGTAGGTATTAATTCAACGCAAAATAAACACAGTCGCATCATAAATTGCGCCTTTTTTGCTGAACACATCAAGCTTCAAGAATTGGTTGACTTTGATTCAGAAATTTTGCAAGCTAACCAAGTTTTCAACCAACAAGTCAGAGATTACGAATACCGCGTCAAATACGATGACGCGCCCGATTCTCTGGCCGGCTTGATGCAATACTTAGGAATCTCAAATTGATTTTATGTCAAAATTTTTTGGCCTTTTCGAAAGATCGTCGGAATCAACAGAAACACAGCTTAGTTGCCCTTTTTCAGTAACTATTTCTCGCGATGATTTTTGCGACATTAAAACCGAAGTTTTATTTAAAAGAATTTTACATCGTGTTTATTCTCGCAGTGAGGGGGCAAATGATGAGGCAAAAATCAGGTCTCTCTTTGATTCGGCAGAAAAATCAAATGCACCGCGAGGGTTGATCTCAATTCTTGCTAGGGCAATGACGAAAAAAGAAAAAATCGGCATCATTTACGAAGCTGGAGTTGTTCGATTAGCGTCATACAACGAGCGAAAACAAATCGAAAAAGATTACGAGACTAGCGCAAATAGCTCACTTGGCGTTCTTGTTGATTTCTCGAAATATTCTCTCGCTGATTTAGTGAAGCTCTACCAGTCGATGATTTACGACGTGACCGTCTCGATGAATACCCAAGTAGGACTTGCCAAAGCGTTGCAAATCAAGGTTTCATCGCTTCGTGGCACGGTTTCAGCGGCAGGAAAAGATGAGCCAGTGAATCAAGCCAAAGAAATCAACGAAGCTCTGAAAGCTGGTCGATCAGTTTTGCTCGACAAAAATGATTCAGTCGAAACATTAACGCTAAATTCCGATTCAGTGAAAAACGCGATAGGATTAATCAACTCACAGCTTGCGACTGATCTTGGCGTTTCTCTCTCTTTCGTGAATGGTGAGCTAACAACTGGAATGAGCGCAACCGGAGAGGCTGACGCGAACGCTGACGAATACGGCTTCCAAGATTTTTTCAATTCCGTTTTCAAGCCAACATGCGACAGGCTTTATGACTGGAATTTGAAATTTGTTTCTGATGATTGGCGATATTTCCAGGCGATGATCAGCAATTTGATCACCGTCGAAAACTCTTCGCTACTTACTGAAGACCAGAAACGCGCGTTTGCCTCAAGATTAATGCCAGTTTGAAATGAGCGATAAAGATTATCTTGAACTAGTAAAAGCCTTAAAAATGCTAGAAGCGGAAAAAGAAGGCAACTCTCGGCTCGAAAAAGTTTTTTCGATGATTGCCGAGGTTTTAAAAAGAAATTGAAATGATCTTTTTCCCCGAAAAATTCAAAAAAAAAGCACTTCCGAAGGGATTTTTCTCAAAAGAATTATTAACCAAGAAGAATCTTTCGCTCAAACAAAACGCAATGCAGGCTTTGATTCTGGCAAATTTAGCGAGCAAGCGGGAGGTCGATTCCACCGTCTCTAAAGTAGTCGATGGTTACCAAAAAAAAATCGACGATCTGAGAGATGAGGGAATACCAAAGGCGAAAGCTACCGTCATTGCAAAATCAGGCGAAGCACTACTGCGTCAGCGAATCGAAAGCCTGGTCGTTTACAACGAAATCCAAAACATCAAAAAAGAAAACGAAGGCGAGAAATATCGCTGGCTTCCTTCCTCCTCAGAAAATCCCGATCCACAACACCAACTTCATTATGGCAAAATCTTCGATGTCGGCGAAGGCGACGACGAAGGAAACATGCCAGGCGAAAGATATGGTTGCAACTGCGGAATGGAGATTTTAAAATAAGGCTTGACAGGTTTTTAAAAAACCGAGATCATTCTTTTTAACAAAAAACGGAATTTATGTTTACAGACGAACAAAAAGCGGCGATTGCCGAAATAGTAACGGCTTCGCTTAAGTCGGCGACAGAAAAACAACCTCCGGCAGATCAGGGCAAAGAACAACCTAAATCTGGCGAAGAGCAAAAAACTATCGCGCAAGAAGCGAAAGAAAAACTTGAGGCAGAAAATGCTTCAAAGGCAGCTTTGGCGCAAATTCAAGGTTCAATCAAATTCAACCTTGGCGTAAAAGAATTTTTGGAAAAAAACAAAAATCTTTTGCCGAGCGAATCTGAGCAGATTTTGACTGCGATAAGCAGCAAAAATTTTGCCGACGATAACGAAAAAGCAAACAAGACTCGAAAAAGTTTTCTTGATGCTTTTTTAGAGAAAAAAGAAAATTTAGAAGTTTTGACCGGCTCAATGCCTTCGCGTGCTGAACAATACAAAGCACTTGCAGAAAGCGACAAAGAGAAACGGTCAGCAGAATTTTGGGACTTAGTCGAAGTGGGCGTTGCTTTAAAGCAAGGTGCGCGTAAGGCTGAGACTCTAAATAAAATCAACGGCGTTAATGCCGGTGGTAGCCCAAGCGAGATACTTGAGCAAAAAATTATCGCCAAAGCGCGAGAAAAATTTAACAACAAAAAATAAAAATTATGGCTAAATTACTTGGCACACCCTACGAGCGCGGCAAATCCGACGTTGTCGTTTCTCGCAAACCGACAGGCGGAACCGCTCTTGAAGAAGGTTTATTCGTAAAACAAGGAGCTGAAGGCTTTGTAAGTCTCGCGAATGCTTCTTCTTCTGCTCCAGCTTGGGGCGTTATGGGTCAACAAGAAGCTGTTGCCTGCGGCGTCCTTCTTTCTGGAATGAAAGTCGCGGTTCAACTTGATGATTCAATTACTCCAACAGCTGGTCAAACCGTGTATTGCTCGGCAGTAACCAACAAAGCAACCAACACGGCTAATTCAGGCGCGAATCCAGCAACTGCGGCAACTTTCACCGGCGTAATTGGAACCGACGGACGCAGCGACAACACAGCTACCAAGAAAACAACTGTGCGCTGGGCTGAAATCAACATGCCTAACGGTCTGTAGTCATGGCAAAAAAAGCTAAAAACACAGAAACCGAACAACTCAAAGCCGGTGATGTCATTGAGACAGATCAAGGCGAAAAAATTGAGCTTGATGAAGCGCAAGCCGAATCACTCAACGAACAAATGAGTGCGGTGACCGTTGAAGAATCAAAGGATGATTCAGCAAAAAAAGAAGAGGTGAAAGAGCCTTTCGGCACTCCTCGTTTCAACAAACTAAATAGACTCTAACATGACAACCGACCTTAGAACTGGACTAAAAACAAAAGAAGAATACATTGAGGGCGTAAGTATTACCTACGTTCCGTCGATTCTTGCTTTACCGAAACTAAAAAGAATTCCTCTTGATACCGACAAAATCACTTACAAAGAATTGAATGTTGAGGGCGATTCTGTCGTTCCTTCATTCTTGACTGCTGAAATGACCGAAATTAACGCGGTTAAAGTTTCTTCAAGCTCAAGAGTTTTTAACGCTTACGGTAAAGGGATCAAATTGATCAAAGATCAATACAAAAATTCCGGCGTCAACGTTCAGACATTCCACGACCAAGTCATTCGTCGTTTGTCGATGCAATTTGACAACATCGGACTCGCAGGCGAAGGCGGAAACAATGGTTTAATTGTTTCGAGCGATCCAAACGTTCACGCCCCTTCAAGTGCTGAGATTCCGGCAGCTTCAGGAAATGGCTTCAATCAAATCCTTGAAGCTAAAAAGATCGCTACCGCACTTAATACTTTGGTAAACGATTATACCGGATCGTCTGATTTGACTGTGTTTTTCTATGGAGCAACTCTTTCCGCTTTCCTAGGTAATATCGCCGAAGGTGAAGGCGGTAAAGATGTAAGAGGATACATCAGGGACGCTTTCGCTGGCAAGGACGTCACTTTCGTTGAAATCTCCGCTCTGGCACTCACCGGTATTTCTGGCGACGGAATCATCGTGGTCGCCAACGATTTGACAACCGTTGAACACTGCGGCGCGCCAACAATTAACAACGATGGCGTGAATGCTGAAGACGATTATTACTGGGCAAGATACTTTTTCGGTGCTGTAAACGTTCGTCCTGAAGTTTATGGCGCAGTTATTAAGCAAGCCATCACTTTTGCCAGCTAATGACCGATAACGTCCTCCAAGCCAACAAAATCCTAATCTTCATCGAGCAGCCAACGTTGACTGATGAAGAAGAGGAGGTTTTAACTACCGAAGATGGCTTGGAGGCCGTCCTAAGATCGCTTTCATCAATACTTGATGCAAGAACCGACAGCGCGGCAGCGATTCGAAGACTAAACGCTTACGCATTTACCAAGGGAATTATCCTTGGCACAAAAAAAACAGTGAAATCAAACGTCTTCATTGGCGCGGCACTATGAAAATCACCGGCGCAAAAGATATTTCAAAAAAAATCCAGAAAGAATTGGGAAAATACAACTTTGAGGTTGGTATTTTGGCCGATGCGAACAAGAAAAAGAGAAAAAAAGGCGCAACTAAAAACTATGCCGGCCTAACAATTTCTGCTACTGGATCAGACGCAAAAACAAAAGGCGGCGGAAAAATTTCCCTTGTTTACATTGCCCAAGTTTTAGAAAAATATCATTTTAAATGGCTTAGAAAGCCTTTTACTCTTTCAAACAACAAAGAGATCATCGCAGTTGTTAAAGAAATTGCAGAACAAACTTTCGGCAAAAAAAGCCCCGATAATCGTAGGCTAGAAAACGCAGTGCAAGCCGTTGTTCGCAACCCTATTTTGCGCGGTGATTACGGCAAAAACGCAGATTCAACAGTCAAACAAAAAGGCTTCAATAAACTTGGAATCGACACCGGTCAATTCTTCAAAGCAATTAGAGCTAAAAGGATATGATCAGAGAAATTTTAAAAAAAGATTTAGCCGGCATTTTTCAGATTAGCCGCATTGATTTTTCCAACTCTTTGATCGACGGAGAACAGGAACTGGACAATCTTTTTGTCATAATCGATCAGGACGGAATCAAAAACAATTTTAGGCAAGGCGAAAACTATTTTGCACTAACTGGAACTTTGGAGATTATCAACGATCAAACCGTGACTGATTTTGGATATTTTAGCCAAAGAAAAGCTTTGACAAAGTTTGAAGCCAGAGGCAAACTACAGCTAATCGGCCGCGAATCAAATGAGCCGCTAGAAACAGGAACGGAAAGGCTTTTGATCAAGAAAAGCCAAAAATTTATTTACCGCGTTTCGATACCTTACAACAAGCCGATCGGCGAAATTGAAGAGTTTGAAATCGGAAATTTTTCTACAACTTAATTTTTAGAACATGTCAGGAAGGGATTTACTCTTAGAATATGCGTTCCCGATTGAGGTTATTGAACCTCTCGCGTCGCCAAGCACGGAATATTTGAAGCAGGTTTGCGTTGTTGCCAAGCCAAAAACCGGCCAAGAAGGCAATATCGGCAACATTTATGAATGTTTGACAATGGCCGCTGTTGCTGTTCGCACAGATAACGTGAACGCCCAGCAGCTTTTCAACGCCGGAATGAATAAAGTCTTCGTTTTGCTTTCTGACGAACTTAACCTTGCAACCGCTTTAGCTTCGGCAAATCAATTTTTTACCGTGCTGATTTCAGACGACTTCGATAAGGAAGACGTTTTAAGCACTCAAGCGAGCTTGGTAAAAGGTTCGCTTACCTTTACGGCCGTTGCTGGTGGCACTGGCGGCAACGAAATTTCAATTGAATTCTTGAATACCGGAACCGCAGGAAACGAAGTCGTCACAGTAACAGGCACGGGCAACGATAAAAAGATCAGTGTTTCGATGCAGTCAGGCACGTCAACAGCGACTCAGCTTAAAACCGCTTTGGATGCAAGCACAGCCGCAGCCGCTTTGATTACTACAACCATTGCATCAGGACAAGGATCAACAACTCAAACCTCATTTGCCGAAGATAATCTTGAAAATGGTGACGGAATGGATCTTGGCACTTGGTCTGGCGTTGTTGGCGTTTGCAGTGATGACGTTGATTTTCTTGCCGATCAATCAGACATCGATAACCGCACCCCGTTTTTCGGAAAAGACGGTGACGCGACCAACATGTTCTATGCCTTTGGCAAACTTCTTTCATCTCGCGATTGGAAAAATCAGCAATACTTGGAGATGCCGGCAAACGATGAGATCGACACTTTAGCGGAAGCCGAAGATTTATTTGATGAAAAGATTTCGTTCGTTCTTAACTCTGAAGAATATGACAACCGACTCGCTCTTTTCACCAACAACAAAAAAGCAATCATTGCGCCATACATTTTCG